TTGCCAGTTTTGTTAACCCACCCTATGGTCGCGGGATCGACAAATGGATCCAGAAGGCCTACGAAGAATCTCGGAAAGAAGGCACGAAAGTGGTGATGCTAATTCCAGCACGCACAGATACTAAATATTGGCATGAGTATGTCATGAGGGCTGATGAAGTGCACTTTATTAAAGGTAGGCTAAAGTTTGGCGATAGCGAAAATAGTGCGCCCTTCCCATCGGCAGTCGTTGTATTCGACGGCTCAAACCAGAAGCAAATTTTCGGAGCGATGAACCGATGACTGAAGAAATTTTACAAGCAGCTATAATGAAACTTAGAGCCAAGGCGACAGAAAGATTTGGCATCATTAAAGATTTATACCATCGACCCGCAACGGTAGAAACCACAGATCAGATTGTCCAGCATGCTCTTGCGTTGGCTCAATTGGAGGGGGCGATGGTCACACTTCAGCAGTACTCGGGCGCCCTGGCCAAACAAACAGAGGCAGAGGCTGACTCAAATACACCCGAAGAACCACCAACTGAGGTGGAGGTTGAAGAAGAGGAAAAGGAAGAGCCTGAACAACCTCTCAAGCAACCAGACCACGACGATCTCATGAAGCGTTCTTCGACTTATCGAAAATCTCAAAGATTTAGAGGTAATAAAAATGAATCGTAAACAACGAAGAGCAGTCAAGAAACATGCCGGCGCTCAGGCTCAAGAGAAAATGGCTAACCAAGTAGCTCAATTCGGAAAAATGCCGGAACTATGCCAAATATGTCAAAAAGAGTTTGACAAGGGCAACAAAGAAATGGTAGAATCATGGTCAGTAGTAGTCAAGCAAGAGATTGTTAGACTATTCTGTCCAGATTGTATGAACACCGCAAAGGAGGTAATAGGTGCCAGTAACCAGAATAACTCGTGAAGCGTTAGACACGCTTCTCAGAGGTGAGATTAAAGAAAACGCGACATTCGTTTTAAAGTTTTATTCAAATGATTGTCATTTGTGTCATAGCTTAAAAGATTATTATCTTGATGTATCGGACAAAGAAGAATATGAAAATATACACTTTTTCGCATATAACATCGATGATTATCCTGAGCTGGAATCACGCTTGAGGTTTAAAGGTGTTCCGACTATTTTTGTAGTACACACCAACATAGGCAATCGCAGGCCATCCCTGAAGCTGATGCCGGAACCTGAGAAGCCAAATGACAAAACATGGTACAGAACCAGTGATATTTGTAATTTTTTAAATAAGGTGGCATTGTGAAAAACACATTATCTTACGACGACGTACTGCTCGTTCCACAATACTCCGATATCAGATCGCGCACCGAAGTGTCACTAGGTGTCGATCTTGGCAATAATTTATTGCTGTCCACTCCCATCCTTTCTTCACCGATGGATACAATATCTGAAACACCCATGGCAGTGGCGATGAGTAAATATGGCGGCGCCGCTATCATACATAGGTATAATACAGTTCAAGAACAAACTAAACTTGTTAGCATGGCGTATGATATTGGCGCCAGTAGAAATATAGGAGCAGCGGTCGGTACCTCTGATGACTTTCTGCTCCGAGCTAAGATGCTCAAACAGGCCGGCGCCAACTTTATATGTGTCGACGTCGCCCACGGCCACCATATATTGATGAAAGAAGCTTTAACTGCTCTCCGTCAAGAATTGGGACCTGACTTCCATATCATGGCTGGCAATGTAGCCACCCTACAGGGCGTTAATGATTTAGCTGACTGGGGTGCTGACTCAGTGCGATGTAATATCGGCGGTGGTTCAATTTGTTCTACGAGAATTCAAACCGGTCATGGTCTTCCGGGTTTAGAAACTATCTTTGAGTGTGCCAAAACAGATCGCAACGTTGCTATTATTGCGGATGGCGGGATTAAAAATTCAGGGGACATGGTTAAGGCTCTAGCCGCCGGCGCTGACGCAGTTATGTGTGGTTCCGTATTTTCCGGTACTGACGAGACCCCAGGTAAGGTGATAGAAGAAAGTGATGGAACTAGATGGAAAAACTATAGAGGAATGGCTAGTAAAGAAGCTCAGGTTAGCTGGAGGGGCCGTTATTCTTCTCATGAGGGTGTATCTGCCCGAGTACCCTATCGAGGCGGTGTAGGAAGGTTGCTGGAAGATTTAGAGAGGGGTATTCGTTCAGGGTTATCCTATAGCGGCGCACGAAGTATAACTGAGCTACAAGCAAAAGCTGAATTCGTTATCCAAACTAGTTCTGGCCTAGGCGAAAGTAAAACTCACATCTTAAACAGGACTTGGTAGATTATGGATAGTGAACTAGAATATGGTAAAAATAGCAAAAGAATTATCTTCACAGATACCGATCACCGACATGCTCAGCTGATCTTAAAATTAAAAGATGATGGCATGACGCAAGCAAAGTTTTTCAGGTCAATCATAAGCGGCTATTTGTCTAACGACGACAGGATACGCAGCTATATTGTTGATTCGGGTGACTTGTCAAAACAAAAAAAATCAATAAATACAAAAATGAGAGCCGAGGGTGTCACCAAAGCTCGTGATTTGGGCCTTTCTGGCGACCAAGTCGACAACATATTTGATCTAATATCAAAGGAGTTCCCAGACTTATGAAAAGTGACGGATTGCTACCATGCAGTAGAGAGTGTTTAAAGAAGAAAAAAAAGTGTGTCCAAATAGAGTGTAAGTATTTTATAAACTATAAAGAGGAATACAACTGCAGCCTCATATCGATTCATGAAAATGGTCGTATGACTCTAAGAGAGGTTGGAGATAGATTGCGAATATCGTTCGCTAGAGTCAAACAAATAGAGAGTGCTGCCCTAAAGAAAATAAAAAACACAGACTTATTTTCTTTCAAAGATATGGGTTAATAGAAATATGCGCACTATTTATACTAGAATTTAATTTCAATATTAAGGAGAGAAATTTAAATGTCACGTAAAACTTTACTTACAGAATCTGAGGTCCGCCAGTTTCTTAAACTTGCTAATATAGGACCGGTAGGTGACGCCAAAATCGAAGAGATGTACTCTGCCGATGAAGAAGAAATGGATGAGGGCGGAATGCGCCCCGGAATGCGCGAACCCGGCATGCGCGATGATGAAGAAGAGCCCGGCATGCGTGATATGAGAGAAGAAGACGATGAAATGGACGCTATAGATGCCATGGACGACGCCGACGCCGATATGGATGATGCGGCCGACGACATGGACGATGCCGAAATGGACATGGGTGCTGAAACTCCTGCAGCTGGTCAAATGGTCTCGGTCGAAGACTTTATGGGCGCCCTTGAGCGCGCCCTTGAGGATGTTCTTGGTGACGAAGTCGACGTTGATATGGACGATGAAGAAGGTGCTGACGACATGGAAGACGCAGCTATGGACATCGGCGGCGCTGATATGGACATGGGCGACGAAGAAGAACCCATGATGGAAGCTGATGCGGAAAAAGAAGAGGAAGAAGAGGAAGAAGACGACGGTGCCGCTGCAGCAAAAGAAAGAGGTGCAAAGGCACGCTCCCGCGCCCGTGATCGCAACCAACCCCGTCAAGTAAAGAGCATTCGCGAAGACGATGATATTGTAGCCGAAGTCGCACGTCGAGTTGCTAAGCGTCTTCAGTCTAAGCAAAATCAACAAAAAGTGATTGACGACCTTACTGAGAGAATTTTTGCAAAAATTTCATCAAAGTAATTGACAAAACTATTTTGTGATGATATAATAACCACTCTTAGCAGTGGTTATTTTTTTGGAGGGCATAGTGGGACCTTGGTGGCTATACGTTTTAGTTTTTATTTTTGGTTATGTAACTTGTAAGACATTCTATTTTGTAAGAGCCTCTAGGATAAGCTTATCGCTACTTCTATACTCTCAAGTAATTTATTTGTCGTCGATGGTCAAAATCTTCGAAAGTTTTCTGCAGATTAAGTATTTTTCAGCAGGTATTCGTAAAAGCGCCAAAGAGATGGCGCCGGTTTGTGACCAAATTGATAAAAAGGTCGAAAGAGAAATAGCTATTTTAAAGGATAATTCAATAAATTACCTAATTAATATGCACCCTAAATTCTATAGAGAAAATTTAAA